CTGATACCCACTCATGTAAATCATAGACGCCATAATAAACAAATCAGGCAAATACACACTGATGAAAGTTGTCGTGTTTGAGCTTGATAGGGTTTCAGAACGGATAGTTCCCGTCAGAGTAAGATTGTAATTGCTGTCAGGCCAAGGACCAAAAATTATGTTTTGAGATGTTTGACCTGCTGTAGCACTGTCGCCACCGTATACCGCAAAATATTGAGGCACTGCTGCGCCAGAAACACTAGGCCAAACATTCTGCAAAAAAGATTTTGTTGTTGGCAAAAGTGGCGTTGGACCAGAAGCATCATTAACTTGAATTGTTTGCAGCGTTACAAAAGCACTTGTTGGTATCGACAGAGTGTTATTGTTTGCCGTCAAGCTATATGCTGTCGTAGAAGTCTGGGTAGACAAAAAATCCAGATCACGCTGCATTCTCAATTCAGCATACGTAATCATCTCTGGCAAAATTGTCAGATAATTTTGGTCATAATCATTTACATACCCAGTTACTGGATCGACTGTGTAACCCGCCATGACATAGATTTGTTTTTTATAAGTATCATAATCCATGACGGTGACCTCTTACCCAACCATGTTGAAAGCCGTTTTTTCAACTTCTGCTACTCGACGGCCCCAACCTTTGCCAAACGTACTCCATGTTGGCAGTGCTTGCAAGAAAGCCAGTCTTGCATCGCAAATTTTAGTTGCCAATTCACGAGGGTTCATCTGTGCTACCGCTGCAAGTGTAGCAGGTCCGATAGCCCCATCAGCGACCACATTACAAGCATTTTGAAGAAACTTGGAGGCACGAGTAGGGCCAGAATTAATAGACAGATCAAAAACAGCAAGGTCCACCCCATGCGGGAGGTCATCGCAGCGGCACTTGTCCCAGTACCGCGCTTTGTAGAGCGGGGCGACATCGGCGATTGTGAGGGCTTTAATGTCATCTACTGTTACCTCATGTCCAACCCACTCTTCCCAAGTGCGTTTGGTGGTTCCTAAATTTGTTGCTCCACCGGGGTCTTTAGGGTGATTCACAAATCCCCCTTCCGATTTCAAAATATGGGCTAGGCACTCTTCAAAGTTGTCTTTCATGGGTCACTCCTTTGGTGTGGAATTGTAAATCATCTGGTCTTTCTTTTGAGAACCAGAAGACGAGCCAAAATAGAAAGCGATTATGCCACCCCACGCTGTCTGCAATGCTCCAAGAAGAAGCAACAATGCCTCGTTTCCTGTTGTCGGTAGGCCATAGACAAGCATGTAAATCAGGATGGCAAAGAAACCAACGGTCACTGATACCGCCAAGAGCCTTGGGATAAAATCACGGGTTTCAGTTTGCATCGACCGAGCCGACTTACGGTCGTCCACCGCAATGCGTTCAAGATCAATATCAAGGCTCTTCATTTTGACTTTAAAATCAGCATCAATTTTTTTAACAGACGCAAGTTGCTCAGGAGATGCAGTGCGTAGAGCGGCCTGAATATCGTCGTCAGAGCCGTCCTCGTTGCCAAGAAGTGCCTGTGACAATGCCTTTGTCGCCATGCCAGCTAATGGCCCCCCCAAGGCTGTTGCCAAAGTTGGTGCAACAGACCCAATCAGGCTTCCAAAATTTTTAAGTAGGTCCATCGTCTTTACCTCCGGTAGATTTTGATCCCAACATAATTCCTGAAAGAGTTCCCGTCAGGAACGTAGCAATAGGCGCGATTAATTTAAAAAATTCTTGATCGTTTGGTGCTTGTCCATCTATCGGTTGCACAACAAATATCAGGCTGTACAGCACAGCAAATACAGTTCCTGTCAGCGTCAAGCACAGGCTGATGCCAATGATAAACTGAAGAAGCGCGTGGAGTTCATCCTCTTTGATTCTCATCGTGCTACGGCTCCGCAAGGGTTCTGCTTAAGTGTGTCTGCGGAACAAGTCCCAGATGCGGTGCAGATAGGTGGGTTGCACTCAGCGGCATCCCAATTTTTAGGGTCTTGGCACGGGTAACGGTAACGGTCCTCACATCCTGACAGGACCAAAAATGCAACCGCCAACAGGTACTTCATTTGTGCGCCGTGAAGTAAACAAAGAGTGCAAGGCCAAGAGCCATAACGATGACGCCCAAGAACATCCACGCGCCCATGATAAGCTCTGCACGGCGTTCTTCTGCTTCCCTCTGAGCAGCAGCGGCTTGACGTACCGCTTCCTTTTTCATTTCAATTATCTCTTTTTGGATTCCTGCCCACGCTTGTGGCCCGTAAGTTCCAATAAAAAGGTTTTTACAGTCAAGTTGTAGTTGTTGGGCTTTCTGCCGCAACGTGTACATTTTGATTGCTTCAGCTTCAAAATCAGATTGGCTTTGGAAAAGTGTCTTTTTCCTGTTTGTAGAAGTTAATTGCACAATTTGAGCAACACGAGAAAATAACGATCCTACGCGCTCTGCAACATCTATAGCGTCGTGGGCATTGTCGGTCATTGACTTTATGCCGCTATAGATGGCCTGTGCGCCAGCGAGGATTGTAAACGGGTCCATTTATTGCCTCTTTTGCCAATCTCTAGAAGCAATAATAATACGCATGACAATCAAGATAAGACCACCAACAGAAATACCAAGGCCAATCCAGCCCTGCAATTGAGTAACCCATAACGGCATTGTGATAGCACCTGTCGCTATGGTTGAGTCTATTGCAAGTTTGGTTTCTTGGATATCCATTATGCCCACGTTCCTACAGATGTGTTAGCCCCAGATGCCCCGATTGGGTAGATCAAGAAGTAGCTACCCGCAACGGTTGAATAAGCACCGCCCGGAGCGACAGAGAGGCTGTATTGGGGCGTGAATGTTCCTCCAGCGTTAATACTAACTGTTCCACGTATTGTAATAGATGCTGTTGCAGCAGCAGACGATATTGTTCCAAGAATATTTACTGCAGATAATGTATTAGAAATACTCCCATACACATTATTAGACAATGAAGTAAACGATACTGGCAACGCTGCCCCAGCAAACGGGGCTGCTGCGGTGTATAATATGCTGTTTATGGTTGCTGTCCCGCCAAAACCAACAGACATTACGTGGCTTGTCGCACCAGCAGCTTTATTTAGTACAGCGTGCTGTTCAAAAGCGTATACCGTGGATGCTGATAATGTGACACTTACACCAAATGTGTTTTGTGCTGCCGTGCTGTTTGCTCCTGCAAGATCAGCGTTCAACCGGAAAAATTGCATCCCCGGAATTACACCGCGCTGTGTGCTTTGCGGCGTTCCATAGAATACCTTGCCATCATATTCCATTGCACCAGCAATAGCGGTTGTCAGGTTGGTTCCTGACGCAAAATCCAACGGAGCAACTGTTGTTGTTCCAGCCACCAAATTAAGTGTTGACGCTAAAGAACCCGTAAGAGTCGTTGCTCCAGTAACAGACAAAGCACCTGTAAGAGTTGTTGCACCTGCAACGGACAAGTTTTGACCAACCGCAACCGCACCACTAGTATTTAACGCCAAATTAGTAGTAGCTGACGATTCATTCTGTATATTAGTAACTTTAATCGTACTCATGGCGTTACCTCAAGTGCTTTTAACTCGTCTAGTGTCGAGCAAGTGTTTACCAATGAAGTAACATCCCTCAGACGCTGCTTCTCGGCAACGATGGCTGCGGTGTCTGCACTGCTCTCAAGCGCACGTTGAAAGGCTACATCCTGCGCGGCGAGTAACGGCTCACGCTCTGCCCGTAGACGCTGCTTGGTAATGTCCTTGGCCTTGTCGATGTTGATCGTAATCATGCTGCATCTCCGGTATTCTGTGCGGCAAACCAAGCCTCGTGTCCCATACCCGTCCCGTCAGGCGATGACATATCTGCCTCCCACGCATTGCGGAACGTGCGGTCGGATGGAATGTCGGACACGTCCACGATCTTGAACGGCTTACCAGCAGGTACGTCCTTGGCAGCGATTTCCTCAATGGTCATCGTTTCAAGAGCCTCTGGAGCGGGGATGAGGATGGATACTCCACCGTCGTCGTTTGGGTATATGATACAATTCATGATGATTACCTAACAATTTGAACAGAAGCTATGCTTGGGTCTGTGACAGCGTCGGCTGAGTTTGTTATTCTCATTTGTACCGCACTAGTTGAATACGTTCCTCTTGGGCCAATTAGACAAACACCTGCTGTCGATGGCCTATCAGCAGTACCACTAACACAATAATTTACATCTGGCATCGCGGTCGTAAAGTTAACAGTATAGTCACCCACGCCATTATCCGTAATGCTCGTAACATTGCCGCTGCCACGGATAGCCACTGTACCCGTGCCGTTAAAGTTAACCCACGCACGACAGGCGTATGCCACCGCTGCGGAGCCGTAGCCGGAGTTGAATGATAAGTCACCGTTAGAGGCGATACGCATACTCTCTGTAGTGTTTTGTGTAAATAAAGTTGTTCCAGCAGTTGAATCAAAACGCAAAGTTCCAGTAGCCGTTAACTGTGTATTTGCAGTTCCTTGTAACCCAACAGTAAAATTTCCTGTGCCAACTTTTACATCTAAAGGAGCAGTCGGACTTGTTGTCCCAATCCCTACCTGACCAGACGAGTTAATCCGCATGGCCTCAACACCGCCCTCAGCAAAGGCAATGGTATCAGCGGCAGGGAAGAACATACCCGTGTTGGTATCAACACCCTGCACTGCTGGAGTAGCAGCAGAGCCATCAACACCAGCTATACCTGTGGTTCCGTTAATTGTTACCGTCATGGCGTTACCTCAACAACTTCTTCAACCGGAACCTCAACAACTTCTTCAACCGGAGGATTAGGGTCTGTAAACTGGCCTGTCGCAGGGTCGTATATCCAACCCATACTAATTGGCAAATTATCCTCTATACCTACCAATTCTGTTCCCTCATACGCAGGATCAACAGATGGGTTAGCAAGAATAACATTAATGACAGTGTTATCAGATAAAGAAACTACAGCGCATTTCATTGTGAATACTCCAAAATTATCATTCTACCAGCTATTCCTGCTCCGCCGTTTTTCCCGTTCCCACCAGAGGTATCAGTGCCGCCACCTCCACCAGCCGCTCCAAACCCAGCACCAGCCCCACCCGCAGTCGCGCCTGAAGAAGCACCATTTCCACCGTCCCCCCCAGTATTAAAGTACGGACCAAAGTAAAGCTGCCCACCAGCAGTTCCTTCAATTGAGTGGTTAGTAAG